TCACCCACGCACTGCTCGACTATCTGACCCCGTGCCCCAAGAACTCGGATTCTCTGTGACCAGCCGCATCTCAACCAGGAGCCCTAAAATGCAACGCCACCAAAAAGACCCAGTAGTAACCATCATGGGCATGGCCGCCAATGAGGCCCGCCGCGCTGAGCTGGCCGAAGCCCTCAACCGCGCGCTGAACACCTGGGAAGGTCACCCGCGCTGGCTGATGGACCTCGCGGATCAGTTCGAGTCCATCAGCAAAGCGCCCGCCAACCCTGCCATGACTCAGGGCACCGCAGCCTGTATGCGCATTGCAGTGCTCCGGGTTGACTTGATTGTCCGCGGGGTCGTCGTGCTCCGTGCGGGAACGAAGGTCCCGGTTGAGTGGGAGTCCAGCTACCGCGTGCTGCCAGAGGGGCATCCGGACAGCCGGCTGGTCCATGAATTCGCTGTACGCGAGCACCTAAAGCTGGGCCCGGTCGGCCGCTCCCCGGTCGGCGCCATCCTAGCGGTGGTGCCCGACTACCTGCTGTCGGATCTTCGACCTCGCGTGTAAAAAAAAGTAGAAAAAGGTGGTGCGCCTGGGCCGGAATTGACGCATAATTAAGACATCGCAGCAATCAACCGGAGCAACGAACATGCACAGCCTGCAGCACACCAACGACATCACCGAAGGCGCAGCCACCGAGCACATCCTGGGAGCCTGCCGTGCTAACGAGAAGCGCGAGGCTCGTCGCACGTTCGGCTACTCACAGGTCAAGTTCACCCCGATGCTGAACGGGCAGCATCTCGCCAGCCTGTACAACCAGGACCGTCTTCTTGCCACTGCTGTCGTAGATCAGTTCGACGTCTGACGTTACCAGGGGCCTAGGCCCCACCCAACCACCACCCCATCTACTAGGAGCACCACCATGACCACCAAGACCATTGAGTTTGCAGCCATCGCCAAGCGCCCCATCAACGTCCAGCCCCACCAGATCCGCCGCAAGCCCGGCTTCAATCCCCGCTTCGATTTCGGGGATCTCTCGGAGATCAAGGGCTCCATGAAGGTGGAAGGCTTCCACGCCCACAAGCCCCTGCTGGTGCAGCGTAGTGGTGAAAAGACCGCGGACGGCCTGGACCTGTTTGATCTGGTCGACGGCGACCGCCGCTTTACTTCGGTGGAAGAGCTGGTCAAGGAGGGCTTCTCGTTCCCGGAGGGCATCCCCGTCTGTGTGGCTGATAAGAGCCTCAGCGAGCTGGACCTGCGCGTCATGGCCTACACCAGCAACACGGGCAAGCCGTTCCTGCCCCTGGAAGAAGCTCAGCTCATCAAGACCATGCGCGACGTGGACGGCTTGAGCATCAAGGAAATCTGCCGCCGTCTCGCCAAGCATCCTCCTCAGATCCAGGCCGCTCTGGCCCTGGTGGATGCTGACGAGTCGGTCAAGGAGGCCGTTGCCACTGGTAAGGTGGGGGCCACCCTCGCCCGTGAGATCGCCCAGCGTGCGAAGGGAGACAAGGCCAAGCAGAAGGAGCTGGTCGAGAAGGCATCCAAGGGCGGCAAGGCCAAGAATGCTGTCCGCGAGGAAGTGCAGCGCATCCAATCTGCGCAGGCGCGCCGCCGCCTCAACAAGCCTGAGAAGGTGAAGCCCCTGGGCGCCGCCCAGCTCGAAGAGCAGCAGGACAAGCTCTACCAGCAGTTCGTGGAGGCGGCCAGCGCTGAGGGCCTGGGAGACATCGACGCCATGCTGGCCGCCTGTGGTAAGGATGGCAAGCTGTCCGCCGCCTTCTACCTGGGCGCCTATCTGGCCACCAAGGCCGCTGCCGGCGAGAAGGTCAAAATTTCTGTGTGATCCGTAGTGCGCCCTGCTGAGAATTAACGCATAATTCTCACATGGACGCACACATCATCACTCTGAGCAACGAGATCAAGCACGAGCGCGGCTACGTGGGCAGTGACTACCGGGGCCTCGCTGAGATGCTCCGCCACGTCGCAGCCTGCAACGCCCAGGCCTCACGCAAAGACTTCGTGGCGGCCGCCAAGCTGGCTGGGATCAACGAGCATACCGCTCGCATCCAGTTCGGGGCGAGCCGTAAAATCTCGCTGGAGTGTGATGACGGCGGCGTCTTGCAGGCCGATGGCCGGATCATCTACCCCAACTGATAGGAGTCGAATCATGAGCGAAGCTGCCCGCCACCTCAATTATTGGCGCAACGGACTTGACGACAGCAGGACCCAGGCCGAGAAAGATGTGTGCTTCAAGCACGTGATTTTCTGGGCATCTCTCATCATCCAGAGCGGCATCCAGCCCGCTCGCTGACCAACGAAGGAGTCGAATCATGAGCAACGTACCAGAGTGGCGCAAGCCCATCATCGCCGCCCCACTGAGCCAGCACTTCCCGGAGCTTGCCCAGGTCAAAGAGTTCCGCAGCAAGCAGGTGCTGCTGAGTCATGATCGCTCGAAGCTCTTCGATGTGGTGAGCAGCAAGTATCGCGTCGTGCAGCACGGCGAGGCCCTGGACACCGTCGAGCAGGCCCTCCAGCAATACTTCGGCAAGGGGGCAGACATCAAGGGCTCTGTGCGCGCCATAGACGGCGGCGCCCGCGTGATTGCGGAGTACAAGCTGCCCATCGATCCGATCAAGCTGGCCGGCAAGGATGTCAACGAGATCACGATCACTGTACGTAACAGCTACGACCGGTCCTGGCCCCTGGATGCCAGCCTTGGTGCGTTCCGCCTGATCTGCTCCAACGGCATGCGCATCGGAGAGACCTTCGGCTCCATGAGCCTGAAGCACGTCGGGCAGGAGAATAGTGCCAGCATCCTTGAGCACCTTGACCTGATCATCTCTCGCGCGCCAAAACTCAAGGAGGTTTGGACAGAGTGGGCTGATATCCGGGTAGAGCGCGAAGAGGCAGTGGAGCTGCTGGACGGTGAGTTCCCTGCCAAGTATCTTGAGCCCATCATCGGCGAGCGGGCTGTCTATCCGATGACGAAGTGGCAGCTCTACAACCACCTGACGCGCTTTGCTACGCACGACACCCAGTCGCTGCGCCGGCGCGTCGAGTTCGACGAGAAAATCAGCAAGCTGTTTTACGCTGATCTTGACGCCTGACGTATAGATTGGCCAGGAGGAATTGTCATGACTATTTGGTTGCTGTTCATCCTGGCCTGCGCCGGGATCATCATCACACCCAGGCCCACCGACGAGCTGACGCCGCGTATCTGGATGCGCGCCCTTATCGCCTCGGCGCTGTGGATCGTCATCATCGTGTGGGGGCTGGTGGAGCTGAACGCACTGGCCCAGATGATCAAGGGCAGGTGATGTACGACCTAGCCTACGAGCGACAGCTCACCCTCCAAGAATCTTGCCATCTGGCCATTGTTCGCAACATGCAGCAGTGGGACTGGGGACAGGATAGGTGGATGCCCACCCCGAAGCAGATCGAAGTGATCCGCCACCTCGCCAATGGCCTGCGCCACAAGCAGATTTCAGACCGGATGGGGGTGCACGACAAGACGGTGTCTTCCCATCTGGAAGACATCCGAAAGAAGAGCAAAACAAAGACCATGGTCCAGGCGGTCCTATACTGCCAGCGACTGGGCATCATCTGAGCAACAACAGGAGCCGCAAGCATGATTCGCAGATTTTTGGAGTACGTCACGTATGTATTCACACCCTCTCCGGAGCATCGCAGGCGGGTAGACCTGGAGATCGCCCGCGCAGGGCTCTCCTACTCTACCTACCAGCGCGAGCATTACGAGGCCCAGGAGCGGCTATATCGCGCCAGGATCGATCGTTTGCAGCAAGAGATGGAAGAGCAAGGGGATAGCCAGAAAAACGAGCCCTGGCCCTCTCTGCGCGATTCCATTCAAGAGCAACCCAGCCAACCCTAAGGAGCAGCAATGCCAACCTACCAATCGACCAAGACCTACGGCCACAACCTCGGCCTCTCTGCTGCGTTCCGCCAGTGGAAGGCCCGCAGCCATTGTCGCTTCTTGCACGGCTACGCCCTGCAGATCAAGTTCACCTTCGAATGTGAGGATCTCGACGAGCGTAACTGGTGCGTGGACTTCGGTGGCCTGAAGAGCCTGGAGCAGATCCTCCGTGACAGCTTCGACCACAAGACCCTGGTCGCCCAGGATGATCCGGTCCTCGACGAGATGCAGCGGCTGCACTCCCTGGGCGTGATCGATCTGGTGACGGTGCCTGCCACTGGCTGCGAGAAGTTCGCCGAGATGATCTACGAAGTGACCGAGCAGTGGCTCAAGGATGCCGGCTTCGCTCCTCGCTGTAGCGTCCGCTCGGTCGAGGTCTCCGAGCATGGTGGCAACAGCGCCATCTACTTCGGCTGAGCCATGAGCAGGAGGCTCAACGCTCTAGTCCTGGCAGGGGTCTCCCTGCTTGCGTATGCTTCGGCGTCGCTGCGGGATCTGAGCGTGCAAGTCCTGGAGCCTCCCGCGCCCTGCGGATTGGAGTGGCCAGCCTCAAGGGCCACCGAGCAAGCGCCGGTCAGAGGTGACGCGCCTGACTGGCTTCCCAGGCCCGAACAGCTTGAGTATGGCTAGTTGGGCCTGGGTGGAAGAAGTGGAAATGGGAACAGGGTGGGCACGTCGCCCACCCTTTTTGTTACTACCTGGAGAACCGACATGAAAGCAAGCATCACCCCCATCGAATACGCGGACCTCTCGCGCCGCACCGCCAAGCGCTTCGGGCCAGATCGTCCGGAGTTTGATCTGATCCACGCCGCCCTGGGCCTCTCATCTGAAGCCGGTGAGCTGGCAGAGGCGTGGCTGCTGATCGATTCCGACACCCCAGGACTGATCCTCAGTGCAGACAGTCCGCAACTCGAAGCGCGTAATTTTATTCGAGAGGTTGGCGACATCTACTGGTTCCTCTGCTACGCGGCGGATACCCACATTCCCAAGTGGAGCGCGTTCTGGTCAGCGGACGCCCCTGGTGGCTCAGATGGCTTCTACGAGCGCTGGCTCGCCCCTGGGCTCAAGGATGAAATCCAGCAAGCATGGCTACATTCGCCGCATTGGCATCTGGACATGATCGCTCAGTACAACCCATGCTGTAGGCTGGCAGACTACCCGAAGTTCTCTGCGCATCACCAAGCCCTGTCCGGCGCAATCGCCAACTACACCACTCTGGTCAAGAAGAAGGTGGTCTACGGCGCTGAGGTACCCGAGCGCGCATTCTTCCTGACCCTGGTGGACGTGGCCCTGTGCCTCACCAACATGTGCAAGGATCTGGACATCGATCCCGCCATGGTCTGGAAGGACAACATCAGCAAGCTGCGTGACCGCTACCCTGAGAGGTACTCTGACGATCTCGCCATCGCTCGACTGGACGAAAAAACCGCCTAAAAACCTGGGTGGCTTACAATACCGCGGAGGATGGGGCAAGTGCCCCTCCTTCTTTCGCCGGGGGACGACGATGGATCACGAGCAAGACGCAGCACTTTTTGAGAGATCCAAGGCCGCAGTTAGCTTTGCGGTCAACCACACCAGATCGCTGTACGCGCAGCCTCTGATGAACAAGGCGGCCAACGCACTCGCCGCCGCCCAGCAGGGCAGGGCAGGCAAGGTAAGCAGAGAGGAACTCCGTGGCCTTGATGGCGCAGGGCAGGCCGGGCTGATCTGGCTACACATAGATGCGCTGCCGCCATTCCAAAAGGACTCGGTGCTGTCTCGCGTGGCTCCGCCCACCTTCCCATGCAATTGCCGCTCCGCCTGCTGCATGGGGGTGCGCCCGAATCCTGAGTGGGTAGATGCCATCAAGAGGCTCAGCGACTACGTGCGCAACGAGATGGCCCGCCAGCAAGAGAAGTCCCGCAAGAAGATCACCATCAACCCACAGCTCCGCCGCATGCTCATCGAAAAGCATTTCGGCCGCAAGTACGTAAACGCCGACCTCGCCGGCCAGTTTGATCTAAGCGAGAACACGATCATCACCTACAGCAAGCACATCCGCGACATCCTCACAGCCTGGGAGCGCTCGGCTTTTACCACCTTGGATTGCCAGCTCAGCGCCATTGGTGTGGTGGGCAGCACCAAGTAACCCAGCGCTCACCACGCATAATCCAGTCCGTACCACCAAAATAAGGCCACCGCCCTATATAGAGGGTAGTGGCCTTTTGTTTTGCCCAGCACCAGCCCGCTAGCATCTTGGTGGTTCTTGCTCTAGTATCGAGCCTGTTTAGATAGTACTGCTATTGTGCCTGCAGCAACCAACCACGGAGCCACCATCATGTAAGCACGAAGACTGCCGCGGTGGGGAAGCCGGTCGCTCGCCCTTGGTAAGCGTCGCAAGGGACAACCCAGGTTCGAGTCCTGGCACCGCAACCCTTACCAGTGAGTCTTCTAGCAAGGGCTCAGTGGTAAGGCAATCCTCTAAGGATCCTGCACCCTGGCGTGGGATCCTGACCTCAAGAGGCCCACCCGCCCGCTCCGTCTCCTCGCGGCTTGCTAGCGCAAGAGGGTGGTGCTTTGAAGGCCAGCGGTGCTCCCGGGCTAGTGGGGAACAGAGCTTGGTCCGGGAGCAGACTTTTTCAACCAACTCACTACGTGGTATGCTCTAAGGGGAAACCCTAAGAAAAACCCCACGTACATAGTTACCAATGGAACAGCCACACGACGCACCACCTACGGAGAGCAAACGCCACGGAGGCCGACAGGCTGGCACTGGCAACAAGTTCTCCAGAGAGGCTCGCGAACTCGCTGCCGCTAGTGGCCTGCTACCACACGAGATACTGCTGAAGTTTGCTCGTGGTGAGTCTATGCTCCGTAGCAGACCAGAGGTAGACCCAGTCACCAACGAGATGCGGATCATCAAGGAGTGGATGACCCCCACACTAGAGCAGATGATCCAGTGCGCTAAGGACGCCGCTCCTTACTACGCACCGAAGTTTGGTACGATCGAGTTTAGCAAGGACCTCACCGATGAAGAATTCGCAGAGCTGGCTGCGTACTATGCCTCCGGAGATGGCACGAAGAGTGCTAGCCCAGGAGATGCAGAAGCGCTCCCTGCTGGCACAGAAGGAGCAGCGCCTCCAGGAGATGGTGTACCGGAGACGCCTCAAGCTGGAAGACGCCGACTCCGTATCTGAGGCACCACCAGCCAAAGCCGCTAGCCTCAGCAAGGAGAACAGCCTCCTCTACAAGAGCAACCACCCCTTCTACTGCCTGCTGCACAAGAAGGCTCGCTACAAGGTCTTCTGGGGAGGTCGGGGCTCTGGTAAGTCATGGGCCATCGCGGAGGCGCTGATCCGCCTCGCTGATGAGAAGCGCATCCGCGTGCTGTGCGCTCGCGAGTTCCAGGTCAGCATCAAGGATTCGAGCCACAAGATCCTGAAGGACATGATCTACAGGCTTGGCCTGGAGGATCGCTTCAAGGTCACGAAGGAGGGCATCAGCCACCGCTACACTGGCGCTGAGTTCCTTTTCAAGGGCCTGCACAACAACGAGCACGGAGTCCGCTCTACCGAAGGCATTACGATCTGCTGGGTGGAAGAGGCCCAGACCGTCGGAGCATCCTCGTGGCGCTCGCTGATCCCCACCGTCTTCCGGACCCAGGATGCGGATGGCAACAACACCAGCGAAATCTGGGTCAGCTACAACCTCATCAACGAGAGCGATGCCACCCACCACCGCTTCGTGGTCACGGATCGCACTGGCAACGACGACTACATCGTAGAGAAGGTCAACTACGACCAGAACCCGTACTTCCCTGCTGGCCTCCGCGCCGAGATGGAAGACGACAAGAAGCTCGACTACCACCTGTACGAGCACATCTGGTTGGGGTTGCCGCTCAAGATCAGCAACGTTATCGTCTACAGCGGAAAGTACCGCGTAGAGGAGTTTGGCCCGGAACTCGCGGAGAGAGCAGAGCGCATCTACTTCGGGATGGACTTTGGCTTCGCACAGGATCCCAACGCACTGGAGCGGTTCTTCATCCTCGACAACAAGCTCTACATCGAATACGAGGCCTATGCCACCGGAGTGGATCTCGACGATCTCCCGGAGTTCATGGATCAAGTGCCTGGGTCACGCGACTGGCCCATCAAGGCAGACTGCGCTCGACCGGAGACGATCTCGTACCTCAAGCGCAAGGGCTTCAACATCAGTGGCGCGGAGAAGTGGGAGGGCTGCGTCCGTGATGGGGTGCAGCACATCCGCAAGTTCGAGCAGATCATCATCCACCCACGCTGCAAAGGCATCGCCCACGAAGCACCGCTCTACCGCCACAAGCAAGACCCCCACGCGGTCGACGCTCATGGCCAGCCACTGGTGCTGCCCATCATCGTCGACAAGTACAACCACGGCTGGGATGGCATCCGCTACGGACTCGATGGCCACATCCAGCGCAGCGGCGTGATTGGCACGTGGGAGCGCCTTGGCAGTTGAGATCACCAACATCACGGACACACCAATGAGCAAGACCACCCACAGCGTAGCACGAGCTGCACGACGCGCACTCCGCCAAGACCTGGAAGATCGGGAGCTGGTGTTCGAGGCCGTCACCAAGGATGGCATCCACGCCCCCACCACCGACAGCTTCGTGAACTTCGCCGCCAAGCTGGGCATCGGCGCTGATAACCAGATGAGCGGCAGCACGTATGGCTTCAACCCCATCACGCGCAACCGCACCCTGCTGGAGTGGATGTATCGTGGCTCCTGGGTCTGTGGCGCTGCGGTCGACTCCGTGGCCGATGACATGACGCGCGCCGGGATCGAGATCAAGAGCAAGGTCGATCCGGAGAGCATCGAACGCATGGAGGATGCCGCCATCGACTTGGACCTGTGGGGCAAGCTCAACGAGGCGATCAAGTGGGGCCGCCTGTATGGTGGCAGTATCGCGGTGCTGGTGATCGATGGCCAGGATCCTCGCACTCCTCTGGATGTGCGCACCATCCGCCCAGGCCAATTCAAGGGCATTGCCACCTTTGACCGCTGGATGCTCGACCCCACGCTGGAGGATCTCGTCACCGAGTACAACACGATGACGGGCACACCGCGCTACTATCGCGTCCAGCAGAATGCCCCTTACATGCAGGGGAAGGCGATCCATTACAGCCGTGTGGTGCTTCGTAGCGGCGGTGTGAAGCTGCCCTACCAGCAAGCCCTGGTGGAGAACCTGTGGGACCTGTCGGTGATCGAGCGCATCTACGACCGACTGATCTCGTTCGATGCTGCCACCACCGGCGCGGCGCAACTGGTCTACAAGTGCTACCTCCGCACGCTCAAGGTCAAGGACCTGCGCGAGATCGCAGCCAGCGGCCAGAACAGCCGGGCCATGAAGGGCTTGGTGGAATACGTCAACATGATGGCCAAGTACCAGGGCATCGAAGGCGTGACCCTGGTCGATGGTGAGGATGAGTACAACACCGAGACCCACGGCGCCTTCACTGGCTTGGATGCGGTCCTGATGCAGATGGGCCAGCAACTCAGTGGTGGCTTGCAGATCCCCCTCACCCGCTTGTTCGGTCAGTCTCCCGCTGGCTTGAGCGCCACCGGTGAGAGCGACATGCGCAACTACTACGACTCCATCAACGCGCAGCAAAACAAGTGCCTGAAGGTCGGGGTCACTCGGATCTACCACTGCCTAGCGCGTGGCCTGGGCATCCAGCTCCCGGACAACTTCCGGATCCAGTTCAAGAGCCTGTGGCAGCTGCAAGACGGCGAACGGGCCGACATCGCTGGCACTTTGGTAACAGCGGTCACCGCGGCCAAGGACGCCGGCCTTATCAGTGACCACGTGGCCATGAAGGAGCTGCGCCAGTCGAGCGAGATCACCGGGGTGTTTACCAACATCACGGACCAGGATATCGAGGCGGCAGATCGCTTGATATCACCACCAGGCCTGGATGAGGTGATGGGCCAATTCGGAGCAGGAGCACAGGGCAATGACCAACCGACAGGAGCGCCAGGAGCAGCAGAGGCTGTTCACCCAGGCGCGGAGGGCGGAGAGCCAGTACAACAACCAGCTCCGCAGGCTGGCCCGGCAAGTGGGCCAGATGATCAAGGATCTCAGTCCCGCCGCCGACTACAGTTGGGCACTGAGGGCGCAGCGCCTGCTCAACCAGTACGCCGACGCCTTGGAGCCCTGGGCGCAGGCAGTGGCCACGAAGATGCTCGCGGACGTATCGCAGCGCGACTTGAAGATGTGGCGGCAGCGTTCCCTAAGACTCAGCAAGGGGATCCGCGAGGAGCTGATCAGCGCCCCAACTGGCCAAACCTTTGAAGAGCTGATGCGCTTGCAGGTGGGCCTGATCAAGAGCATCCCCAAGGATGCGGCACAGCGCGTGCATGACATCGCCACCGGGACGCTCTACTCAGGCGCCCGCCCTGACAGGCTGGTGCAAGAGATCCTGCGCACCACTGAGGTCAGCGAGGCACGAGCCCGGCTGATCGCCCGCACTGAGACAGCCAGAGCCTCTGCCACCTTCATGCAAGCCCGCGCGGAGCATGTGGGCAGTGAGGGCTACATCTGGCGGGGTGCTTTGGATTTCAAAGAGCGCGACAGCCATCGCGAGATGGAAGGCAAGTACGTGCGCTGGTCGACACCGCCAACTTTGGACGGCCTGACTGGTCATGCTGGCTGCCTTCCGAACTGCCGGTGCTGGGCAGAGCCTGTGCTGCCAGAGATCGAGGACATCCGATGACCAAAGTCATTACCATCACCCTGCGCCGACGTAGAGGCCCAGCAAGCCCCCAAAACAGCGCCAGGAGCGACAAACGTGCCGCAGGGGTGGCCTGGGTATCAGCCTGGGATCGAAAGGTCTTGATGCTGCTCCGTGGGCCTGATGGTGATCACCCTGGTACGTGGTGCTTCCCTGCTGGCAGCATTGACCCAGGCGAGACCCCGCAGGCCGCCGCCGTCCGGGAGCTGTACGAGGAAACGCGCTGCTGGAATGCTCCGAACAACAAGCTGACCACCCCGGTGTGGGATAAGGACGGCTTCGTGCTATTCCTCTACCTGGGCAGCAAGTTCGGACCGATAATTAACGCAGAGAGCGACGACTTCATGTGGGCGCACATCGACGACCCACCGGAGCCGCTGCACCCAGGCGTGGCAGAGCAGCTGGAGGCAATCCGGCAAGCACTCATCCCATTCGAAGACATCTACCAAGGACGGCACTGATCATGGCAAAGCAAGTTCACATCCACATCCACCGCAGCAAGGCTCGTGACGCCGGCGAAGGCGAGGACAAGGGCAGGTGGATCACCCTCTCGCCTTCTGGCACCCACGTCAAGATCGACGGCAAGGGCGAGATCACTGCCGGTCCGAAGGGCCTGACCGGCAAGAAGCCCTCCGAGCTGTCGAGCAAGCCTAGCACGCCCACTCGCGCACCG